AACTGGAGTTTGTTTTTCCATCGTGGATCTTGGCACGCAGAAAACAAACTGGGACGGAGAAGAGAAGTGGACCCCAAAGGTTCGCCTTTCATTCGAACTTCCAGAACAAACCATCGAAGGCGAAGTGACCGAGAACGGAAAGACCACCAAAGTGACTAGGCCAATGGTCGTCAGCATGGAAGTTACCCGCAGTCTTGGCGAGCGTGCCACACTCCGCAAGCACTTGGAGACTTGGCGAGGACAGGCGTTCACCAGCAAAGAGCTTTCCGCCTTCAACCTAAAGAACCTCTTGGGTAAAGCCGCTATGCTTACGCTGGTTAACAAGACCAGCCAAGCTGGGCGCGAGTATTGCTCCATTCAAGGATTGGCCAAGTTGCCTAAGTCAGTCAAGGCTCCTACAAGCACCGAGAACGACCAGGTGTTCTACGAGATCGAGGAAGGCAAAGGTGGTGCGTTTGCAAACATGCCGGAATGGTTGCAGGGCAAGATTCTGGAGAGCAAAGAATTGTCCGGTGCGGCCAGCGCACCGCAGGGTAAGGCTGCCCCTGTTGACAACAAAGATGTAGACGGCAACACGATGCCATTCTAATGGCACTCACAATTACATCAAAAGAACCTGTTCAATCCAGGTTGGTGAAGAGCGAGGATGCAGGCCATTGGTATACAGAGGCAGGTTGTTCTGCTCATATCATGGTTGGCAAGAATGGAGTTGAGCGTAACACCACAGTTGCCGATGCGCGGAAGATGGGGTTACTTCCATCAGTTACCAGCGTGCTTGGCATCATGGACAAGCCACAACTAACCGCATGGAAGATTGAGCAGGCTATCATGGCATCGCTCACTCTTCCTAAGGAGGATGGTGAAACACTCGAAGATTACGCAAAGAGAGTTGTCAAAGATTCAAAGCAAGCTACGACAAAAGCGGCTGAGCATGGCACCAAAATGCACGAACAGATGGAGCATATTCTGCTGGGACGTGCTTGCTCCAAAGACCCCGAACTCCAGCCTTACATTAAGACGTTCAAGGAATGGGCGGAGGATAACATCGAGAAAACCCACTGGTGCGAGAAAGCATTGGTCGGTCCTGGTTACGCTGGAAGGTGCGATGCCTACGTCCGGTTGAAAGGGATTGGGGACGCTATCATCGACCTTAAGAATAGGAAGGTGAACCCCAAATACGACCCGTTCTATGACTCCGATTGCGCGCAGTTATGGGCCTATAAATACGCATCCGAGAATCCGAAATGCGCTTGCGTTTCGGTGGTCTTGGCTGCGAATGACCCAGAGACATTGGTGATCCATCGCTGGTCAGAAGATGAGTTGTACGAGGCAGGCATTGCCTTCCAAGCCATGCTCAAGGTATGGGCGTGGTCGAAGAAGTACAATCCGCCAGGGATGAAGTTGTAATGGAAAACCCTCCCACAATCGAAGAGATGGGTAACGCCGCATCCGAGATTGTGTGGAGGGTGATGGGGAATGGGTCCGCCAAGTCTGCCTATGGCGAGTGGTTCTGGAAGGATAAGCCGACCTATGATTACCACATCACCCGCTGCATCAAGCATGCAGTAACTGCCCAGCAACAGATCCACCTTAACCACCCAAACCCAGATGAGTCTGGGGAGAATGCGCTTGACCACTTAGAGCGTGCGGTGGTAAGAGCTTTGTTTGCATGGATGCAATTAAGGAAAGGATTACCTAGACTATGAGATGGATTAAGAAAGAATTGGATGAGGAAGGAAAACCGGAGTGGGCGGTTTATATAGACCAAACCGGCGAGAGCAACGAATCGGAATGGTCGCACTTTGACACATATAAAACGCGTGATGATGCGGTCCAAGCATGCCAGCGTTTCACTTGGGAAGATTACGATTGCAGCGATAAATGAAAATTACACGCGCTGAAAAGATCGAAGGTGGTTGGGCCTTGTACGGAATAAACGACAAGGAGAAGAAGGAGATGCAGATTGGATTCTGCGGAGAGAATTTGCCGTTGGAAGCCTGGGTCAAGATTGAAAAATGAAGCTTGCACTTTCTTGGTTGCTCTATCACATCGGAGACATTCTTAGCTATGGCGTGTCGCGTTATGGCTACGGTTATTCGCTATATAATAAAATAATGCTTTTAAGCAGCGATCTGGACGATAAGGGAGTTATATGGAGGGACGTTAAATGAAGAAAGCATTAGTCACACAAGCATTCGGAGACAAGTGGCACAAGGTGCTAGAGCTAACCAAGCCGCGCATGGAGTCCTACTGCCAGCGGCACAATATTGATCTTATTACTTTTGAGAAGCCATTGGTCGAGCCGGTGCAGTATAGCAAGCTGGCAATCGGAAACATCATCGCAACGAAAGGATACGAGCAGGTGACGTTTATGGATTGTGACGTTCTGGTGGCAGAGGATTGCGATGACATTGGTGCATTGCTGGAACCGGACTGCACCTTCATGGCATTTGATGAGGGGTCGTATTTAGACCGCAAACCTGGGTTGCGCGGATTAGCTGATGCCTTTGGATATGTACCAGGATGGCAGCCTAGTTTCTACTATAACACCGGCGTATTCGTCATCACGCCTAAAGCTGTTGGCGCATTATCCCAGCCGCCTATTGGCCTATTCCCAAATCACTTCGCAGAGCAGACATGGATGAACCTACAACTACACCTGTGGTCCACGGCCACATGTAGCATTGACCCATCCTATAACTGCATGACAAGCGTTGAGGAACACTTTGGGTTGGATCGCTATAAGGATGCCAACATCATCCATTATGCAGGTCAGAGCGCGGACATGAACAAACTTATCGAAACAATCAAGGCAGACGATGCCAAGCTAAAAGAACTTGGTCGATGACTCCGGTGCGAGTCCAGCGTGAGGAAGGCAAGTGGCGTGTGACCACGATGGCCGGAAACCCGATTGGACCGCGCTTGTGGGGTGCTGTGCCTCCGAATGGGTTGCCATCCATTGAAGATTTGTTTGAGGACAAAGCCAAGGCACAGGACGCAGCCGATCTTTGGAACGCCTACTCCATGTGGTGCCAGGAACGCAGCGGGAAGCGGAAGCGCAGATGATCTCGGCACAATTCACCAGAGGGGATGAAGATGACCGAATCAAACAACTTGCAGGAGAAGTCGCCATCCGAGCCATGCAAGACATCAAGCTTTTACAGCGCCGAGGTGTGCTGGATGGACTCAGGCTCACCAAAAATCGCATTGGTAAACTTTCGGATTGCAACTGCTACAGGGACGCTAAGGAAGTCAGGTCACTTGTCAGGGATGTCAAGAATGGGACTGTCCTATTCTGGTGCAAGGTCGCCGGAGTCAGGATTGACCAGGCCACACTCAATAGGGTAATTAAAAGAGGCGTAGGAAATGTTAACTGAATGGCTTAAATTTTCTATTGACGTTCTGGCGTATATAGGGATTGTATCACTGCTATGCGGAGTCGTAACAGCAATCATAGCATTTGCCGGAATGATTCTTTTCTTACTATTGGAAAATTTGATAAAATGAATATGCACAAACTGGGAAAGATTCAAATTACTGGAGAACGCAAAGTTCAGATGGTTGAGCTTGATATTGATGTTGACGAGGAGACAAAGAATATAGTTTGCCATGCCGCATTGCGCGAGATAACAAGCGATGGAAATGCGTTGTTTAGCTATGGATTTAACCAAGCATTAAAAAGGCTTATTGAAACTGAAGGAAAGAAATGCACAAAGAAAAGTTTAAGCAAAAAACGCTCACGGCGGTAACGGTACCGAAAGTATTGACCTCCTCGCAGTGCGAGATGGTTATACACGATGCCACCAAGATTGGCATGAAACGCGCTCCGGTGCTTGGTAAGGATGGGCGGAATGTAAGAAGCTGGAATCGGACTTGCGATTCGTGTTGGGTGCCAAAGGCAGGTTTGTTTGATTGGCTATACAACTATGTGGCCGCCGTCACAGACGAAGTTAACAACGAACATTATCAGTTTGATATTACCGACATGCAGCAGTTGCAGGTCTTGCGTTACCGCCCAGGACAATGGTTTCGGTGGCACTTTGATGCCATTGAGACTGAGGGTGACATCCGCAAGATGACGATGGTTATCAACCTGTCCAAGCCAAGCGATTATTTTGTTGGAGGCTTACAGGTGGATGGCAACTGGCACAACGCAAACCAAGCAAGCGATCAAGGCGCAGCAAGCTTCTTTCCGTCTTGGATGAAGCATTGCGCCAAGGCTCCGATTTATGGAACGCGCTGGGCTTTGGTTGGTTGGATTACTGGACCGCAATGGCGATGAACGATTGGTTGGTTTATTCGACATGGCTTGTGATATTAGCCGTTATGTACACGTCCTATGGGAATCATAAATGATCCAGCTTAACCCAGAACTCTGGATGATGACACCGAAGGGAGAGGGGTTGGCGTTCTTGGTTACGGATTACGGAATGGATCACAACAAGATATTCACGATCATGCTTAACTCAGGTGAGATTTTGGATTTTGATATTAAGGACTGCCGCCGGTGCGAGAATCCTTCTTTTTGTATTGACGCACCACAACAACCGAGACCACACTATGCGCCAAGTAAATGAACCGGACACAACCAAAGACGTTCTTATTGATGGTCGCAAGGTCAGAGGCGGGAACTGGATCGTGTGCATGGATGCGACTCCAGAAACTTCGGCAGTCTATTATTGGCTCAACGGATATACCTACTGTTCGTACCTACAACACGTCAAATGTATTACGAAGAAATAGACCGCAGGCACATCAAGGCACTGGAAAACATTCTGGCAGAGAGCAAGTGCGAGCCAGGAAGGTTAATGGGAGAGGATGCGGGACATATGGCCAGCATTATGAATCAAATGCTTTATGACAAATTTCACGGACACGGTTGGGAGTTGGATCTTTTGACCGGTAGATTCGTGAGAACAACAGGAGAATAACCATGCCATTAGGAAAAGACATCGGAAAGAACATCAAGGAACTACGCGCGGATAACATGAAGAAAGGTAAGGCTCGCGGTGCTGGCGGTACGCCTCGCAGCGAGAAGCAGATCCTAGCCATCGCACTGCGCTCGGCTGGGGTAAAGCCAAAGGCCGGTGGCCGCAAGTTTCGCATGATGGGAAAATGATCGTAACGGAGACGCAACGCCTGACGTGGCAACGTGACGTTTTGAATGAAGCCAGAAGACTTCTGGTTAATTTAAGGCGTGACGTTGGCCACGGTCAGGCTATAGAAATTAACAACATCATCGCGCAGATTGATTCTGCGATGGTGATAGCATGGGAACTGATTGGAAAAGGAGAAAAGAATGAACGCACTATTGAAACAACCGGTTAACCCAATCCACATTCTGACCGCCAGGTTGAATGGGTTGGAAGAGGAATTGAGGAAGGTCCAAGCGGCAAATGAAGAACTGAAGAAGCAGGTCTTTATGAAATCGGGCATTGAGCAGATCGAAAACTCGAGAGAGTTAAAGGTTTGCGATTCGCTGAAGTTTATTGGCAAGAAGGCCGAGATCGTTGACAAGCGGTACCGAGTTTGGGAGGTGTTATTCAAGTGCGGGTTTACGATGTCCCAGATTGCAAGAGCCTGGAGCGTTGACCACGGAACTGTCTACCACGCCAAACTCAACGGATGGCGTGCGAGGTATATGGGGGAATGAATGAAAAGACGCATCTCGACTTATTCAGCGGGATCGGTGGATTTGCCTTGGCCGCAAAGTGGAACGGATATAGAACAGTCGGCTTCTGTGACAACGAACCCTACGCCCAAGCCGTCCTCAAGAAGCATTGGCCCGAAGTTCGATGCCATAAAGACATCCGAGAAGTACGAGGCGAACTATACGCAGGAGTCACTCTTCTCACAGGTGGCTTTCCATGCCAAGATATCAGCTACGCAAAGTCTTGGACAACCCAAGGAAAGTTTGAATCAAACGGAATTGATGGCCAAAGAAGCGGACTCTGGTTTGAAATGCAAAGGATTATCAAGGAGGCAAGGCCCAAGTTCGTGGTCGCAGAAAACGTCCAGGCACTCACGAACCAAGGACTCGACATCGTTTTACAATCGCTTGCCGACATCGGGTACGATGCGGAATGGCAAGTTGTTCCAGCCGCTATGTTTGGCGCACCACATCTCAGGAAAAGGGTGTGGATTGTGGCTTACCCCGTCAGCGTCGGACGGGAGCAAGAGGGCATCATTTTCGGCGAGGAGTTTGGCAAAAAGATACGATGTTCATCCGAATGGGAATCTTGCGGAACAATATGCAAAGTTAACGGGAAAAAGATTATGTCCGAATCTTTTGGAGTTTATGATGGGGTACCCACAAAACCATACAGAGCTGAACGAATTAAAGGACTTGGAAACGCTCTCGTCCCGCAAGTCGCGGCGGAAATCATCAGATGCATCAACAAAGTAATGGAGGATAACAAATGAATACACTCATGGAATGGATTGCTGTTGGCGCAGGATTAGCAATAGGTAAGCTTCTTGTGGCTGTTGCAGTCATAGCGATTGGCTTAATACCATTGATAATCTTTTTTATATGGGAGGAAAAAACTAAATGAAACTCTGGACCAACAACACAAATCAAATCCACAAGGTTGACGATAACCTTCTCCACACCCGCAACACTTATGTGTTGCCAGACGAACTAACCGGACCTATCTGGGACGATTCCATCCCATGCCCACACAAGATTAAACCGTACTACCCAGGCCGCGCTACAGGCGGAGCCACGGCAGTCTACCGCGCTGGTGCAATCGGTGATGCTGTCATAGCAACGGCCTTCGTCCATTACTTAGTGCAAGAGTCCGGAGGAGTGGTGGATGTCTACGCACCTGCACGCAACCTACCTCTATACGCAGGACTAGGTGCCAAGCTTTACCCGCTGCCATGCTCTGTTGAGGCTTGGGACAGCTACGATGCACACCTGCCAACGGACGATCTGTTCAGCGGTCAGGTTGGAAATACCAAGCTGGGTACCGGCGGGGGCAACTGCTACGACCGCATCTATACTTGGATGAATGCCGGTGACGTAGATCCCAAGTACAAACGTCCACACCTATACCTAATCGACCCAGACCACAACGAACTCAAGGAGCTAGGCAAGTGGCCGCTACCAAAGCAGTTCTTTGCCTACCATGTCAGCAGTTCTGGACCCACCCGCACTTACCCACCAGCGATGGGTCAGGAAGCGGTGCTTGCATTGCTTGAGGCGCATCCTAACCATCACGCTGTCATCATTGGCCTAGACAACTCCAACAACTTCAAAGTGGATCATCCCAGGGTGATCGACCTATTCAACACGACCAAGGCTATCCGCTCGCTGTTTCCAGTAATCGCCAATGCAGACTTTGTGGTGGCACCGGACAGCAGCGTCAACCACATCGCAGCGGGGCTTGACACGGCTTGCGTGTCGCTGTTTGGCTCGTACCACCCAGATGATCGAGTTTCTTACTACCCAAAGAATGTTCCGGTATTCAAGCCAGATACCTGTCCACACGCGCCGTGCCGCCCACATGCGGGTCTACCGCAGGCGAAATGCAAGGATGCGAGCAACAAGACACCGAAAACGCAAATGTGGTGTAACGCGCTCCGCAATATCACAGCACAGGATATTGTCGAATCGTCCATGAAGGCACTGGAGTTGGAGGATAAGAGCCAAGAAACCAAATAACTAACCGGCGATGTGGTATGCAGGGAGATCCTGCATCGGGATTTCCTCTAGTGTGTTCTCCTCTTGAATCAGAGCCGGTTTGAGTTTTATGATGAACAAATGCCCCGAATGGTACGCAGAGAGATTCTGCGGCTGTGCGACACTACCCACATCTGAAACAAAGGGGCATGACTTGCGATCAATAGAATTGGTAGTATAAACAAAACCAGAAAGGTAGGTAGTGAAATGACCGATGAAGAAATCATTCGGTGGTTTAGACATGTTGAGCCACCGACAAGCCCGCACAGTTTTGCGGAGCTTCAATCAATAAAATTCCCAGAATTTATTAAGGAGGACATGGAGCGTGCGTACATGCGCGGAGTCATGGACTGCGCCGAAGTGTTCCTGAATATGTATCGCAAGGGATACACCAGATCATCCGAAACCTACAATGTTGTCAGCAGGTGGGTGACACGCAAAGATGATGATGGGACCACGATGGAAGATTTGCATGAGCAGATAGATTCCTGGTGGGCAGTGCGCAAGAAGGTGCTTGCAAGGTGCAAGGACAAATGCACGCTGTGCGGTTCAACCGATGAACTTGAAATCCATCACATTGTCAGCGTCCGAGATGGCGGAACACCAGAACTTAAAAATTTAACTGCTGTGTGCTTCAAATGCCACAGGGAAAGGAAAGATGAGAATACCAGCAAGAACGCAGCAATTCATCAATTACGGCATCCCTGAACGG